GGGCGCCTGATGGAACTTTACGTGAACGGCAACCGTGCCGGTGCTGACATCTACGACAACAGCTACTACTTCCGCCAGGACACCCCGGCGGGCATCACCGTCGACAGCGCGTCCGCCGACGTGGAACTGAAGAACATCCGTATCTACAACCGTGCCCTGAGCGATGACGAAGTCCTGGAGAACCGGATGGTGGATGCCGGCAGCAGCGACGACATGATGCGCCTGTACGAGGAGAACGACATCCTGGGCGGCAGCGGCGACGTCGATATCGACAAGCTGCGCGCCAAGGGGAAGGGTGTGATGCGCATCGTACGCAAGGGCGGCCTTGACGAGGTGAACGAGACGAACAACAAGAAGACCGACTTCATCGCCGACGTCTATTTCTGGTCCCCTTTCGGCAAGGAGTACGACTTCGTCCTCCGCGACTGCTACATCCGTATCCAGGGTACCAGTTCCACGAAATACCCGAGCAAGAACATCCGCATCTACTTCACCAAGGGCGGCGCGAACCTCAGTTTCGAGATCAATGGCGTCCCGGACCCCCTTGGCGGCAACAGGTACATGATGCGCCCCGGAAGCATCCCGATGGACCTGTTCTGCATGAAGTCCGACTATTCCGACTCGTCCATGACTTTGAATACCGGTGTGGCGAAGCTGTACAACGACGTGATGCTCGAATTGGGCCTTCTGACCCCTCCGCAGCGTTACCAGCTGGAACAGGCGGGCGGTGACCTGAACGCGGTGAAGGTCCGGCAGAGTATCGACGGTTTCCCCATCGACGTGTTCAGCGCGGAGACCGCCGACGGGGAGAGCACCTACTACGGGCAGTACAACTTCAACAACGAGAAGAGCAAGAGCGGCTGGCTGTTCGGCATGGAGGGACTTGACGGTTTCACCCCTTCCTGCCCGATGACGCTGGAGACACTGAACAACGGCGAGAGGGTCTGCCTTTTCCAGAGCTCCGGCGACGCGGACCTTGCCGCCGGTTTCGATGCCGGCCTGGAAACCAACTACCCGGACGACGTGAAATGGGCGGGCCTGAACACGGCCCAACAGTCCGCACTGAAGCGCCTTTTCGGCTGGATCCGTTCATGTGTCCCGGCAAACGCCACCGCGGACGACCTGGGCACCTTCGTGAGTGAAAAGTTCAGGACGGAAATCGGCCAGTATTTTGACATGGACCACCTGCTGACCTACTACGTGCACACCGACTACTTCGCGAGCGTTGACCAGCGCGCGAAGAACATCCTCCTGCGTACCTGGGACGGGCTGGTCTGGTACACCACCTATTACGACGGTGACACCCAGCTTGCCAAGAGGAATGACTGTTTCCTTGCCTACGACTACACGCTCGACCGTGACACGTGGGACGCGGAGGCGGGGAAATACGCCTTCGAGGGTCGCGACAGCTGGCTTTGGAACCTTGTGTTGGCCAACCTGCAGGACGAACTGAAAGCCTGCGCCGCCGCTTACCGCGCGAAAATGACGGTCGATCGCGTGCTGTCGATGCTTGACGTCGAGCAGGCGGGCAACTGGAGCGACCGTGCGTACAACAAGAGCGGCTACCTGAAGTATATCCGCCCGAACATGGAAGAGGTTTACGGCAAGAAATGGCCGTTCATCTACGCCCTTCAGGGAAGCAACGCTGCGCACCGCAGCTACTTCGTGAAGAACCGTTTCGCCCTTCTGGACGCCAAATACGGCACGAGCAACTTCACGAGTGACAACATCGACCTGTATATGGCCCGTACTTCCTCCGATGCCGCCGACGTGGTGAAGATCACGGCGAGCGAGGTGTACGCCTTCGGTTACGGCACGAACAACAGCCCCAATATCGCGGGTACCGGCATCGTGGAGGGCGGCAAGGTGGCCACCCTTCAAATCACGGGGGCCTACACGGTAAACGACCCCCTGCGTATCTACGGCGCGAGCCGCATGCGTGTGCTTGACATGACCGGCGCCTCGGACCGCCTGAAGAACGGCTTTGACCTGGGTAAATGTACCGTATTGCGTGAGCTGAACCTGCAAAGCCCCTCCACCGGCTCTACTGGCTGGTGGCTGAACCTCGGCAGCTGCCGCCAGCTGCGTAAGGTGAACCTGCGCAACCAGGCACAGGCCAAGACCGGGAGCAACACCAGCACCGAGCTTGACTTCACGAACCAGACCAAGCTGGAGGAACTTGACGCGAGAGGCACACAGGTGCAGAGCGTGACCTTTGCCAAGGGTGCCCCGCTGACGAGAGCCTGGCTTCCCGGCACGCTGACCGTGTTGAAACTGGAATATCTGGGCAAACTGGCTACAAGCGGGCTCACGCTGGAGAACTACAGTAAAGTGAAGACGCTTATCGTTGACGGCTGCCCGGGTCTGAACTGGGAAACCCTGCTGAACCGCTGTTCCGGCGTGGAACGCATCCGCGTGACCGGCATCGACCGGGAGGACGACGGCACATGGCTGAACCGGTTCATGAAGATGGGCGGCGTGGACGCAGAAGGCAACGCCACGGACACGTGCGCGCTGGCGGGTACGGTGCGCCTTACCAACTATGTCGAGGATGAGAGATACGAGGCGTTGAAAGCCCATTTCCCGGAACTGAACATCCTCCAGCCCGAATACACGATGATCGAATCCGACGACGATGTGGCCGATGATGCCAATATCAGCAACCCGGACAACAAGACAGGTTACAAGTACGGTACGCCTTACAGGACGAGCGGGCATATCGCCGCCATCCTGAAACAACGTCACCGTGTACTGGCGAAAGTGACCAAGAAAGCCACCACGCGCAGCGTGAAGATCGCGAATGTCGATACGACGGTGAACAACCTCGACGGCGAGATGATCTATTACCCGCTGGATGACGGCAATTCCAACCGTTACGCCGACGGCAGCGCCGCCAGACTTGACGGCAGCGAGGGCGATTGGATGATGTTTGAGCCGTTTTTCTGGTCAAAGGGCATCAATGACTACCTGAACGGCAAGCATCACTCCTGCTACAGCAGCAAGGGCCGGGATGACATGCCCTCCGTTCCTGACGCCGATATCCTCACGCTGGATGACATCAAGGAAGCCGGCGGTTACCTGAGCGGTCGTAAGATCATGAGCGGCAAGGACACGCTTGCGAACAGCTACAGTGCCGACACCACGTATTCCGTCTGCAAGGTGAATGTCAGCGGGCACAAGCGTATCCGGTTCCCGAGCGTTCCCGGTACGAACCTTGTCGGCAGCGTGTTCACTGACAATACCGGCGCCGTAGTCAGTTCCATCGTTGTTCCGACCCTCTCCAACAAGTTCGAGGCGGGCATGTACCTGATCGCTGACGTTCCTGCCGGTGCCACAGCGCTGCACTTCTCCGTTCTGAACACCGCGGAGTTCGACAAGGTAGTGCTTTCCAACTCCGACAGGATCGAGGACATGGAGCCGGATTGGGTTGCCAATGACGAGCACCTTTGCGCGGTTGTGGGCAGTTCGGTCGTCGGTTCCAAGCTCCGTGCCTGTATCACCGGCGGCAGCACTACGGCGAGCATGAGCTGGGCCGACTTCCATTATTACTCTGTCCAGCGCGGCATGCAGCAGATTGACGCGCTGATGCACTCCCGTATCGCCAACCTCTTCTACGCCGCCTATGGCCGTCGTGACAGCCAGGAACAATGCGGCGCGGGCCAGCATACTAACAACCGTATCACCGGCGGTACCGCTTCACGCGGCATGACCGATACGATCGGTTATGAAGAGGCGCACGCCATCAACCCGAACGTGACGAACTCGCTTGTGGACAACATGGTCCACCAGTACGCCTGGTATCGTGGCGAGGATGACTACGGCGGTGCTACAGTCACGCAGGTGAACAATATCTGCTGCCTTGGCTACGAGGATATCTACGGTCATAAGTATGACATGATGGACGGCGTTGACCTTCCTAATGACAGCGGCAACGCCGGCAAGTGGCGCATCTGGATGCCTGACGGCACGACCCGCATGGTGAAAGGAGGCACAAGCTCGGGCGTATGGATAACGGCCGTTGCACATGGCAAGTACATGGACGTGGTTCCGGTGGGTTCCGTTTCGGGTTCTTCCTCGACACATTACTGCGATATGTACTACATATCCACCGCAGCCAGCCGTGTGGTTTATCGTGGCTACTACAACGCGCACCCGTATGGCGGTGTCTCGATGTCGAATGCGACCTACGATTCCTCGTATACGTACACGCACATCGGTTCTCGTCTGGCCTTCCGCGGCCGGCTCGTCAAGGCGGCAAGCGTCGCTGCGTTCAAGTCGGTAAGCGAGGTGGCATGACCGGCCGCGTAAAGCGTCAAAGCGGGAGCGAAGCGACAAAACGTCCGGTGTTCCCCTTGCTCGGGGAACACCGTTCTTTACGGGCGTCAGCCCGTTGAAAAATTTTTGTTTCCGGGGTTTTGTACCTGTTTGTTAAATAATAATTTATGAAAAATCGTACTTTTGCATTCAAATTAAAAGGTGGCGCTTCCCCATAAGCCGTGTGGTTTATCGTGGCAACAACAACGCGAACCCGAATGGCGGTGTCTCGATGTCGAATGCGAACAACGATTCCTCGAATACGAACACGAACATCGGTTCTCGTCTGAACAACAATCGAAAAGAAATTTTAATCGGCGTACAACACCGGGGACTTGTCCCCACCGTGGTGCCGAGGGAAGCAAGCCTCAGTAACAGCAGCCTTTTCGGGGCTGGAAAACTGAAAAATAGAGTGTCGGGAGGGTTTGGTAGGCCGGAAACGGTTCGAAGAAGCAGTGCCCGGGGGATTGAAGGCCCCAAAATGGAAAACAAAAGAAATATGCACAGAGCAGGTTTTGTAATAGAGGAAATCGTGAAGCCCTCCAACATGGAGGAGTCTTTCCTTCAGGTCCTTCGCGGCAGGAGGCGTAAACGCAGCCGCCAGGGACGCTACCTGCTTGCGCATAAACCCGAGGTGTTGGAGGAACTGGCCGCGCGTATCTCGGACGGTACTTTCCGTGTGAAGGACTATCGTGAGCGAGAGATTTTCGAGGGCGGCAAGCTGCGCCGTATCCAGGTAATCCCTATGTACGACCGTATCGCCGTACATGCCATCATGACGGTAGTGGACTGCCATTTGCGGAAACGTTTCATCCGTACCACCTCTGCCAGTATCAAGAAGCGGGGTATGCACGATCTTCTGTCGTATATCCGTCGTGACATGGTCGAGGATCCGGAGGGTACGCGGTACTGTTACAAGTTCGACATCACCAAGTTTTATGAGAGCGTGAAGCAGGACTTCGTGATGTATTGTGTCGGCCGGGTGTTCAAGGACAAGAAACTCATCGCCATACTTGACAATTTTGTCCGGCTGATGCCCGAGGGTTTGAGTATCGGGCTGCGTAGCTCGCAGGGGCTGGGTAATTTGCTTTTGTCTGTGTTTTTGGATCATTACTTGAAGGACAAGTACGGTGTCCGTCATTTCTACCGTTATTGTGATGATGGTGTCGTATTGGGTAAAACGAAAGCGGAATTGTGGAAGATTCGTGATATCGTCCATGGGCATATTCAGCGTGTCGGTCTCCGGGTGAAGGGGAACGACCGTGTGTTTCCCCTGGGCGAGGGCATCGATTTTCTGGGATATGTGACTTTCGGTGCGGATCACGTCCGCCTGCGCAAGCGCATCAAGCAGAAATTCGCCCGAAAAATGCACGAGGTAAAATCGAGAAGAAGGAGGCGTGAGCTGATAGCGTCGTTCTACGGGATGGCCAAGCACGCCGACTGTCATACGTTGTTTAAAAAATTAACAGGCAAAGACATGAGATCATTCAAAGACTTGAACGTCGCTTATAAGCCCGAAGACGGCAAAAAGCGATTTCCCGGGGTGGTGGTAAGCATCCGGGAACTGGTAAACTTACCGATTGTAGTGAAGGACTTCGAGACGGGCATCAAGACCGAGCAGGGAGAAGACCGCTGTATCGTGGCCATCGAGATGAACGGTGAGCCGAAGAAGTTCTTCACCAACAGCGAGGAGATGAAGAACATCCTCTCGCAAGTGAAAGAGATGCCCGACGGCTTTCCTTTTGAAACAACCATCAAGACGGAAACCTTCGGGAAAGGTCGAACCAAATACGTATTTACATGAAACGAGTTGAAGGAACAGCCGGGGTGAAGCTGCTGGAATGCGTGAACCCGGTTAAGAACACGTGGCGCGTCCGTTGGGACGTGCGGGAAAGGGAGGACGGTTCTGCCGACTATATGGAGGAGAACTTTTTAGGGAAGCCTTCCGGTGAGATAATAAGAACCGTTATCCTGGGCTGGTACAACGAACAGATCGACCGGGAGATACTTTCCGGCTTCGTTTACGAGGGTATGCCGGTGTGGCTGTCAAGCGAGAACCAGTTCAACTACAAGGCGGCCCACGACCTTGCCGTGCAGAACGGTGGCGCGACGCTTCCGGTGACGTTCAAGTTTGGGACGGATGAGGAGCCCCGGTACCGGACGTTCGGGAAACTGGAGGAACTGACGGACTTCTATACGAAAGCCATGAAGCACATCCAGGATACACTGGCTGACGGCTGGAAAAAGAAAGACGATTTTGATCCGGAGAAGTACCGGGTGGAATAAATCCTTCGGGGGAGGATAAGAAAAAAGCCCCCGGCCTGTTAAAAAGTAACGCCAATCACTTTTATAAACATGAAACGCCAAACCGCGCGACCGGGGGCAAATACCCTCTGTCACGGTTTGACGTTTTTTTTGTTGTCTAAAAAATGATTGGCGATGCAAAGATATAATTTTTTTGTTGTATGAAAGTGATTGAGATACTAAACTTTAACCGGGAACTGTTGAAAAGGCTCCAGGCGGCCGGCATCCGTTTGGAGGATGCCCGGTATATCGACCTGTACGCGGACTATACACGTCTGCTGGACCAAGGTGAGAAGGTCTCGTATGCCGTGGCCGTACTGTCCGAGAAGTATTCGGTGAGCGAGCGCAAGGTTTATGCCCTGGTAAAACGTTTCCAGAGTGACTGCAAGACGCTTGCAGTGTGAACGGGGTGTTTTATGCCGTAGGGAGTGCCGTTTCCCCTTATCTTTAGGGTGTTTCAATTTTAGAAGGAGGAAATGGCTATGAACAAGTATTACCGTATCCTGGACAAGATTCTTGTCGCGGGAAAAACACAGACCAACAAGAAGGGAAACATACAATACCTTCTGAACGAGCAACTGTCGCTGACTCCGGCAGACTTGCTTGACATATTCGAGGGGCATAATATCGCCCGCAAGAAACTCCGCAGCGAGCTCCAACTGTTCATGCAGGGGGAACGTAATGTAGAGAAGTACCGGGAGGCCGGCATCAACTGGTGGGATTACTGCGGTTCCATCCTGGTGAACAGTTATCCGACCTATTTCGAGAAACTGCCGCCGTTGATAGCGAAAATCAACCGGGAGAAACGCAACAGCAAGAACTACGTGCTTTTTCTGGGTGAGACCGGTGCGGAAAGCAACCAGGCGCCCTGCCTGAGTCTGGTGCAGTTCCAGCTGGACGGTGGTGAACTGGTTCTGTCCGCCTACCAGCGCAGCAGCGATGCGAACCTCGGACTGCCTTCCGACATTTACCACCTGTACCTGATGGCGCGGCAGATAGAACTTCCCCTGAAGTCGATCACCCTCTACCTGGGCAATGTACATATCTACGAGAATAATATCCCGGGCACCCGTGCGCTGATTGGCGGTGACGAGACGGTCCGCTTCGGGCTGAACGTGTAGTTTGCTGTATGTATCTTGCAGCGGGAACAGTTCATGTTTCCCGCTGTTTTTCGTTTATTCTGGAGACCTTTGCGGCCGTTTTAAAGCAGAATGAAATGAAAAAGATGTATTTGTCCGCCCCGCTTCCTTTCGTGGGGCAGAAACGCATGTTTGCGAAGGAGTTTATCAAGGTTCTGGGACAGTTCCCGGACAGCACCGTGTTTGTGGATCTGTTTGGCGGTTCGGGCCTGCTGTCACATATTACCAAATGTGTCAGGCCTGATGCCGTCGTTGTGTATAATGACTTCGACAACTACCGCCAGCGGCTTGCGAATATCCCGGCCACCAATGTGCTGTTATCCGATTTGCGCCGGATAGCTGAAGGGGAACCCAGAAACCAACGTATAACCGGGGAGGCTCGCGATAAAATGTTTGCCCGTATTGAGAGGGAAGAGAAGGAGCACGGCTACGTGGATTATATCACGATTTCCGCATCTTTGTTGTTCGCCATGAAGTACGTGACTTGTTTGAAAGAAATGAAGAAAGAGACCATCTACAATAGGATTCGGAGGGCTGATTATCCCGAAGCGGAAGATTACCTGGAAGGAATTACCGTCACCTGCGAAGACTACAAGGAAGTGTTCAAACGTTACAAGGATGTCCCGGGTGTGGTGTTCCTGGTTGATCCGCCGTACCTTTCCACTGAAGTAGGAACCTACAAAATGTATTGGCGCCTGGCTGACTATTTGAACGTATTGAACGTGTTGAAAGGACATGCATTCGTGTACTTCACCTCAAACAAGTCTTCCATCCTGGAACTGTGTGACTGGATGGGTCGGAACCCGTTTCTTGGCAACCCGTTCAAGGAATGCAGGAAAGTGGAATTTAGTGCAAACGTAAACTATCAAGCCAAATATACAGACATGATGCTGTACACGGTACCGGATGAAGAGCAGGCAATCGCAGCCTAA